CTACGCCAATTTATTGATGATCCGGAAACCGCTAAACGCTTCGCGGCTGCAATGCGTGAAGGTCTAGAGACTGATAACGAAGAGCTTGATCCCGACAGAGCAGAGCTTGAACTTATTAATGAGCAATTAATTGCCTTGATGGGAAAGCATGGCTTTACTGATATTTCTACGGGCGGCGGTTGTGAAGCGTGGTCTAAAGATTTATTACCTGACGGCTCTATGTATTTATTAATTACCGTTGGCGCTGACCATTTAGTTTATTGGGAGCTTGCAGAACCTCATCAAAATGAAATCCATATTTGCGCTTACATGAAAGATGGGCAGTGGCTAGAAGAAACTCAGCAGTGTTTAACATGGGAAGAGTTCAAAGCCGTTATGAAGGAGTCTATCTAATGAACTATCAGCAATTCAGTGAAGCAATGAATGAAGAACTTCAAGCGTGGCTAAAGGTTCAGAACTTGCCAAACAATCTAAGCATTGATGAGTTATGGGAGCCTGAAGGGATCACGTTTTATAACGTGGACGCAGAAGGCAATCAGGTCAAACGCAAATTGAACTTCTACGAGATTGAATATCTCAAGGCGTGGAATATGCGCTTCGTGGTTCAAGGTGAGTTTTTAGAAGATTTGGAGGACTAATCATGCAAACAATTAGTGTTAAATACTTAAACGCCACCACCACAAAAGGCGCAAGAGTTAAGGCAACAACAACCGGAGGTCATTCTTTAACTGAAGCTAGGGATTACTCTTTAGAGTTTAGTCAACAAGCTGCAAGGGTAGCACTAGAGCTAAAGCATAAGATGGAATGGTTTTCGCCTATGGTTGGCGGTCACACTAAAGATGGAATGGTTTTTGTCTTCACTAAATCGGAGTACGAGATAGCATGACACCTGAACAAAAACAAACCCTGAATGATTTGCTCACTCAGGATGCAATAGAAACTATTTGGCTGAAGCTTGAAGAATACAGAAGCTTAGAGCTTGCGCGAAAAGTTGAAGATGAAGAAGAATGGCAAGTAATCTGCGAAGCTATGGCAAGGATAGAGGAGGCGATCTAATGATTAAAGAAGCATTAACGGGCATTGCCTTTCTCGGCTGTTGGATAGCTTTATTGGGATTGGAGGCTTTACTGCAATGAATTATCTAGCTCTTTTGGGGCTAGTGTTCTATTTTAGTATTCCGATTTGGTTCTATTTAGCTTTTTGATTTAATCTTAAGCCCTCAATTACGAGGGCTTTTTTATGCTTGAACCATTTACGTCGGATCAATTTAAACCCATTACAGAGGACCAACGGACATTCATTGTCGTACCTTACAGAGCACTAAAGGATAAAGGCTTTACTATCCAACGAATGAGGGCTTTATTAGCTTGCTGCTCATACGCCAATCATAAAGGGACGCTTTGGCCTTCCATCGAGCGACTCGCAGAAGACATGGGAATCAACAAGGCAACCATGCAAGCTCATGTGCGCTGGTTAACCGAAAAGGGATATTTAAAGACGGTCAACAATAGTTATACCGTCGGAAAATCCGCTAAACCTAGAGCAATAGTTTATGACTTAAATAACCCGCCGGATGATAGCCAAGAGCAATTAATTAACCAAGACTATCAAACCCTGGTTAACGATAGAAAAAGCATTGAGAAAGAAAAACTTGAGCTGACCGGGGCAAATCAATCAAGTGGAAGTGATCGAGCTAAACCAACTAGTCTTTATCAAGTGTGGCGGAAACTCATGCTCTCTAAGTTTGGCGTTGATCTTCCTTACCAAAAAGAAACATGGGCCAAGATATCCGCCGCCTATACTCTTAATGAATTTCAAAAGGCGGCTACCCTTCTTATTGAAAGTAAAAACGCGCCACCCGCAAGCCCTAATATCATGCTGCGACGCTAATCGACCCTTTGGGGGTGGGGGTCTCGCCCTTATGCGTATCCCCCTCACTCAAAATTTTTCAGAAAAACCTTGATCGGGTAATTTACTTCGCGACTGATATATTTTTGGCAATAGGCTAACTCCCCAGAATTGAGGATATTGAATGGTTCTGGCCTTTTTAACGGTTAGGGCATTGCTGCGACTATTGATTCAGCCTACGTCAGGATCGGACTCTGTTCGGCTGGTCAACCCGTTAGAGGCTTCTGCAAGAATTATCGTCGTCAAACGTTTATCCCAGACTGGTAGGGCGACTGGAGTATCTTGGCTTATATTCAGCCTTCGGTCGCCTTGCAGAATTGACCTTTGATGTTGAGTTTACTATTGCTAGACTTACCGTCAAGTGTTATATGGTGTTAGATATGGCTAACAAGAAAGTGATACCAAGTTTAGATGGTTATGGTGGTTCCGCACCCAAGGTAAAGCAGCTCAGCAAGAGCAGTACGATTAAGCAGAATCGAGAGGCGATTGCGACTGAGATGTTGTGTATGGCGACCACCTCGGTGCGCGACATCATGGATTGGGACGAATACGGCAATGTTCGCCTGAAAGCGGCTAAAGATATACCCGAATATGCCCATCGAGCGATTAAGAAGGTGACATCCACCATCAGCAAGGATGGCGCATCCACCGTAACGGTTGAATTACACGACAAAGTGCAGACTTTACGGACTCTAGCGAAGGCGGCCGGTCTGATGGAGCCAGAGCAGAACATGGATAAGCCGTCGGTTATCGGTTTTAACGTCAAAGCCCCAGTACAAATAGATCAAGAGGCCGAGGTCGTCGATGAGTGATGGGTTTCCAGGGGTCAATGTTGACCTGACGACTAGCCCTGTCGCCTATGATTTTCTACAGGACGACTCATTTGTAACGGGAATCATGGGGCCAGTAGGTTCGGGCAAGTCTTATGTGTCGTGTTTGCGGGTGATGCGAGTTGCTTTGCAGCAAAAGCCCTCACCGCGTGACGGTATCCGTTATTCACGGTTCGTTATCGTGCGGAACAGCTATCCAGAATTAAAGACCACCACGATTAAGACGTGGACGGACATCTTTCCGGAGTCGACGTTTGGCCCGCTGCGCTGGACTCCCCCGATTACCCACCATATCAAGCTGCCGCCAAGGGGCGATGCGGCGGGCGTGGACTGTGAAGTGATCTTTATGGCATTAGACCAGCCAAAAGATGTCAGAAAACTGTTATCACTTGAATTAACGGGAGCGTGGGTCAACGAAGCTCGCGAATTACCCAAAGCGGTCATCGATGGTTTGACTCACCGTGTAGGCCGTTACCCTGCAAAGCGCGATGGTGGCGCTAGTTGGCATGGTATTTGGATGGATACCAACCCGATGGACGACGATCATTGGTGGTTTCGTCTAGCCGAAAAGGAACCTGTCACGGGCAAGTATGCGTGGAAATTTTATTCACAGCCTGGCGGGATTAAAGAGGTTTCACATGAAACATTGCCTGAAGACCCCGAAGCGAATGATCACGTTTTCGCGGCAGGTAAGTGGTGGAAGCTCAACCCTAAAGGGGAAAATCACAAGAATCTGCCACCAGGCTACTACCTGCAACAGCTAGCGGGTAAGAATTTGGATTGGATTCGATGCTACGCCGAAGGGCGGTACACCTACGTTCAGGAGGGCAAACCTGTCTGGCCTGAATATGATGACATGCTGATGTCGTCTGATGAGATAGAACCCGATCCGAACCTACCAATTCAGGTCGGACTCGACTTCGGTTTGACACCAGCCGCCGTGTTTGGGCAGCGGCACCCGTCAGGGCAATGGCGGGTTTTCCACGAAATTGTCACATTTGATATGGGTCTTGAGCGATTCGGCAATGAATTGCTTGCCGAGCTACAAACCAAGTTTCCGAACTACGAAGTGTTGGTTTGGGGCGACCCCGCCGGTCAGCAGCGTGATGCCATTTATGAAACGACAGCATTCGAGTATCTGCGGACACTCGGTCTTAGGGCGCAACCCACCGCCACTAACGACTTTAAGGCTCGTCGCGAGGCATCCGCTGCACCTATGAATCGCATGGTGATGGGTAAGCCAGGCTTACTTATCCACAAGTCATGCAAATTAGTCCGTAAATCCCTTAGCGGTGGCTACCATTTCAAGCGAATCGCAGTGGGCGCAGGTCAAGAACGCTTCAAAGATTCACCAAATAAGAACGAACACTCACACGTCGGTGACGCATTCGGGTATTTACTCGTTGGCGGTGGCGAATACCGCAATATGACCCGTAAAGGCTCGATGGCACAGAACAGAACGTTTGTCGCACAGACGCTAACCTCTGCTGATTTTGACGTATTTGCGTGAAGATTCTTGATCTGAACCTTGTTTGTCAGCTACCGCTAGGGGTTGTCATCGTTCCTTTCATGCCTGAACACCTTAACGGATTTAAATCAAGCCAGCCCGACACGGAAGGGCATGAAAATATCCGAAATCACATGATTGCTCAGGCTGAAGGCAATACGGCTGTATCGGTATTGCAGTTTGGTAAAACTATTGGTGTCTTTGGATCGTCAAAAATATGGAACGGCCTTGAAGAGGCGTGGTTCTTAGTTGATGAGGCAACGCGCCGCTACGGGATTGCGATGACTAAAGTTGCTAAAAAATTCATATCGCTTAAATTTCAAGAAGATAGCTTGAATCGTTTACAAATTACAGTAAGATTGAATGACATCAGAGCTTACAAGTGGGCAAAGTGTTTAGGGTTTCAAACAGATGGTGTAATGAAACAATTTGGCCCCGATGGTTCTGATTATTACATGATGGCAATTACGAAGGATTAAGTTATGAGTTCTGTAGTTAAACTCGCCACTGGTGGCAAAAAGGAATCTATCGCGGATATAACTCCTGAACCACAAAAGCAAACAGTAAGCAAAGCAGAAACAGAAATGGCTATGAAAAAGCAATCATCTTTACGCGCTCGTCAAGGTCGTGGCGGTTTATTTGCTCGTAGCTTAGGCGATACACAAGATACATTAGGTGGTTAATTATGAGCAGCTTATTCAGTAAACCTGATACTTCGGCTCAAGAAAAGCAGTTAAAGATTCAACAAGAGCAGATTGAAGCACAAGAAAAACGTCAAGAAGCTGAAAAAGCTGAGCTTGGCGCTTCGCTTCAAGCAAAAGCTAGAGCTAGACAACGAGGCGGTCGCCGTATGCTGTTAGCTGATCGTGAAGATGCTGAGCTTGGTTTGCCTTCACAGTTAGGCATTGGCGTTAATCGCAACGTATAAGTAGATGACACGCCTAGTCGTAAAACGCGAATCGCTTGGTATCAATACTAAGCATACGTCACCGTCCTATATAGATGGCAGCGATGAACAAGTATTGGTTAGTTCTGATTACGGATTGCCAACAACTAGTCCTTTAGGGGCTAATTTGCTTGAGGGTCATGTTCATAGTATTGGTTATACCTATCCATTTTCAGCAAAACTTGCTGATGGTGCTAACTTCGATATAGCGATTGCGTTTGCTTCTGGCATTCAGCCTAAAGTAACTATTGAAGGCTTATGTGTTGGCAATGCAATGGGCTACTTGTATGAAAATGCAACCACATCAGGCGGTACTGCATTAGCTCAGGTTAATTTAAATCGCAACAGTGTTGATACAGGCAATGCTGCTGCGGTACTAAATCCTACGGTATCTGCCACTGGAACACTGCTTGGCAGTTATGTTCTTATTGGTGGCGTTAAAAAGAAGGCAACAGGTGGCGATTTGACTTCAGTCAGTATGCTGCTAAAACCACTTACAACTTATTTGCTTCGTCTAACCAATGTCAGCGGGGCAGATCAAGCAGCAGAAATGACTATTACTTGGTACGAATAACATGGCTGAACCAAAGAAACTCACAGTAGAGCAGATTATTAAGCGTCAACAGCTTGCTCAATCTCGCAAAGACAATTTCCGTGACTTGTACGAAGATGCGTACGAGTTTGCATTGCCACAGCGTAATCTTTACGACGGTTACTATGATGGCAGGGTTGGTGGTCAGAAAAAAATGAGTCGTGTATTTGACTCAACGGCTATTAGCTCAACCCAGCGTTTTGCTAACCGCATGCAATCTGACATTTTCCCGCCACAGCGTAAGTGGTGCAAGCTAGAAGCAGGGAATGAAATACCACCAGAGCGCAAGCTAGAGGTAGAACAAGCGTTAGATTTATTTAATGATAAAATGTTCTCAGTCCTCAAGCAGTCTAACTTTGACATTGCGATTGGTGAGTTCTTGCTTGATCTGTCAGTTGGCACAGCAGTTATGTTGGTTCAGCCAGGTGATGGTGTTATCCCAATTAATTTCATTCCAGTGCCTCAGTACCTTGTGTCATTTGAAGAAGGTGCCAACGGTCAGGTAGACAATGTTTACCGTCGCATGCGCCTGAAGGGTGAGGCTATCAAGCAACAATGGCCTGATGCACAGATTGATGCTGAGCTACAGCGCAAGATTGATGACAAGCCAACTGAAGAGATTGAGCTGCTAGAAGCAACAATTTATGACTATGATCGTGGTGACTACTGCTATCACGTCATTCACCCTAAGTCTAAGCAAGAGATTGTGTACCGCCGTAAGGACACTAGCCCTTGGGTAGTCAGCCGATTTATGAAAGTGGCTGGTGAAATCTATGGTCGCGGCCCAGTGATCACTGCGCTGCCTGATATTAAGACCCTGAACAAGACGCTTGAGTTGTTGCTGAAGAACGCAAGTCTGGCAATCACTGGTGTCTATACGGCAGCAGATGATGGTGTGCTAAATCCACAAACGATCAAGATCGTGCCAGGTGCAGTTATCCCTGTTGCTCGAAATGGTGGCCCACAAGGTGAGTCACTTCGTGCGTTACCTCGTGCCGGTGATTTCAACGTAAGTCAGATAATAATCAATGACTTACGCATGAATATTAAGAAAACACTTTTAGATGAGTCATTGCCACCAGACAACATGTCAGCACGTTCTGCGACTGAGGTTGTTGAGCGTATGAAGGAACTAGCTCAGAACTTAGGCTCTGCATTTGGTCGCTTGATCAACGAAACTATGATCCCGATTGTTCAGAAGACATTAGAGGTTATGGATGAGTCGGGCATGATTACCCTGCCTTTGAAGGTCGATGGTCAGGAAGTAAAGGTAACGCCAACATCCCCACTTGCCGCAGCTCAGAATATGGAAGAGATCAACAGCATCATGCAGTTTGCTCAGGTAGCTCAAGGCATGGGGCCAGAAGGTCAGCTTGCTATCAAAACGAGTGAGATGATTGATTATATTGCTGACAAGATGGGCGTTCCAGCAAGCATCCGCACAACGCCTATGGAGCGTGAGCAACTGATGATGGAAGCACAACAGATGATGATGGCGCAACAGCAGCAGATGATGGGTCAAGGCCCGCAGCAAGCAGCAGAAGAAGTTGGTCAGGAGATGGCTCAATGAGCGCAATAATAGGAAAAAGATTTGATGCAAATGATCCAAGCACCTATGGCACTAGACCTGATGGTTCTCAAAAAGGCGCAGGATATTTTGGGTTATTAAAAAGACCAAATGGTGACATTTCTACAGAGCTTTCTATTGGCGTTGGCATAGGCGGCAAAGAGGTGGATATTCCAACTCTTGTTCCCGGCCTGACAAAACAAGAAATTAATTACTTGCTTACTACTGAGCCAAATCCAAGAGGATTGCCTGAATCAATCGTCAGAAAAGCGGTTGATCACGCTAAAATGCGTATGGCTATGGGCAAGTCTCCATTTGCAGAACCCGGCGAACAAGTGGAGTTACCTAAATGAGCGGATGGGAAGAGTTAGAACCTATGAATGTAGTCGCAATCGACCGCAAAAAGGAAGATTTAGACATTATGATTGCTCGCACTTTCTCAACTGAGAATGGGCAAAAAGTGTTGGCATGGCTTCGAGAGGCTTACCTTGAGAATCCAAGCTGGCAACCTGGAGCTGAATCTAGCTTCGGGTTCTTCCGTGAAGGGCAGAACTCTGTCATTCGCGATATTGAAAAACGTATCAAGAGGATTAAAGAATGAGCGAAACCGAAGAAAGCGGTGGCCTTTTAGACGGTGTAGATACTGCACCTGAAGAAAGCACAACCCCTGCTGAAACGGAGATCAGCCATGCGGCTGCCGACCCAGAAGCACAGGCAGCCGAACCATTAGAGCGTCCAGATTGGTGGCCTGAGAAATTCTGGGCTAAGGACGATAACGAGCCAATGCTCGAAGAGATCGCTAAGTCTTACGCGGAGCTAGAAAAGAAGTTCCGTAATGGCGATCACAAGGCTCCAGAAGAGTACGCAAGAGACGTATTCCAAGGAATGCCAGAGGATGATCCGGTAGTGTCCACTTACATTGATTGGGCGCAGAAGAACGGAATCAGCCAAGAAGCCTTTAATGAATTAGCTCAATCTGTGCTGCAACACGGTGCGGATGAAGGCGAAAACTATAAGATTTCGCTAGAACAAGAGCGAGCTGCACTTGGCCCGAATGCCGATGCTGTGATTAAAAACATGGCGATATGGGGCCAAGGCTTTGTCGATAAAGGCATCTGGGGTGCTGAGGACTATGAAGAGTTCAAGATTTGGGGTGGTACGGCTGCCGGAATCAAGGCTCTGCAAAAGCTTCGTTCATCTTATGAAGGTCGAGTCCCTGTCGAAACTGCACCGTCACAGGATATGCCGTCTAAGGACGAGCTGTACGAAATGGTCGGAAAACCTGAGTACAAGACCGATCCAGCCTACCGCCGAAAGGTCGAGAAGATGTTTGAACAGGCGTTCGGACAGTAATCAAAGCCCTTCATAAGGCCCTTCTAAGCCCCTTCCGAGGGGCTTTTTAGTGCCTGTCAGAAAAATAAAACCAAGCATTTGGTCATAATAAAACCAAGTTTTTGACATTGATAAAACCAAGCATTTGGTCATAGACAGAAAAAAATAAAACCAAGTTTTCGATATACATTAAAAGTAATTTATAAAGTAGTTGTTGCAACTTGCTGTTTTGTGTATAGAATCAAGTCAGGCTAATCGGAATCCCGACCCTAAATAGTAGTACTCTACTCAACGGGCGAGTTGTAAAACGCAAGTTCAGGCCCACGCAATGTGGACAACCATAAGAGCGACACTTAACCGTATTTATTGATCAGGAGATCACAATGGCAATTAATGTATCAAATGCCTTTGTTACGCTGTTCGATGCGGAGGTTAAACAGGCTTACCAAGGTGAGTCTATGTTGCGTAATACCGTCCGTCTTCGTACTGGTGTAGAAGGTTCTACTCACAAATTCCCTAAAATTGGTTCAGGCGTAGCACAAGTTCGTGTTCCACAAACTGACGTTACACCAATGAATGTTGACTACTCTCAAGCTACTGTAACCTTGTCAGATTACATCGCTGCTGAGTA